GTTATAGTGTTAAGAATTTATTGAGGAGAGGAACGCCAAACATACCTGTAGTAATAAGTTCTATGAACTCTATAACGTAGGTAACTGCAACTCCAGCAATGAGGATCGTAATAAGTAGGTCAACCATGACCTGGAGCCTACACCGTCAGGTTGGTAAACTCCACCCCAGCAAATGAACGGAGACGCCAGAAAGAGTTAGGAGGAACCCAACCATCAAGCGTCTGTGCCAAACGAGGTATCTTAAAAGGCTTGTTAGGGTATAGGTGTGTAGGAGATTCGTTAGGAGTGCCTTCCCATACAGCGCCAAATTGTGAGGCAAGGCTGCCGTCGTAGTAGTCAGAGGCAAATGGAGACGCCTCTAGTTGAACTGCATCAACCCATGCCTCTTCTCCTGAGTCTGCGTCAAACTCGATGGTCGCCGTTGCCGTCAGATCAACAGTGACATCATCTGCATCTACATATGTTGTGACTGTAAATCTTTGCCAATCAGTGCTGAGTGTAAACTCACTACTTACCTCTGCTGCTAATCCAACTCCATCATCTTCTGGTGTCAGAGTGATCGTGCCAGTACTTGTTGTCGAGCCCTTAGCGTAGAAGGAAAATGTGTAGTACTTGTCTAGTACTGGTAGAGATCCAGTAGTTGTTTCTATAGTTGCTCCAGAAGAGATGTCAAGATTAAGTGACTCTGTTCCTCCACTGATGTCGTCTGGAGCAACAGAGACTACTGAACTATCGTCTGCTGTGATGATCCATTGATTTGTGTTTTCTTCAAATGACGGGTTCTTAATGTAATTAATCTTTGAAGAGTCAAGAAAGATATCGATTGCTCTTGCTTCGTCGTAGTCGACTGTGTCTCCTGATTGAACACACACTTGATCTACGTAGTAGGTACCAGCAGCAGAGTATGAGATCCCAAGAGAGGCATACTTTGCTTCTAGAGTCTTTACTGAACCAGTGCCTGTTGCAGTTCCTGTGTAAGCGTTTGCAACTGTGAAGGTATCTGATGTAACCGCTGTGATAGTGACGTTACTTAAGTTAACGGCAGTTGTAGAAAATCCAGTGATTGTTACTACTGAACCAACAAGGTAGGTATGAGGATCGTCTGTGGTGTAGACAATAGAGCCTGATGACCCCACTGCTCCTGTCAACACTGCTGTTTGAGCCGCTGGTGCATCCGTGATAACGCTTGCACTCTTCCAGGTGTTGTTTGCAGCAACTGCTGTTCCTGCTTTGCTAAATAACAAGGTTGTATTCTTATCGTAGTAGTAGATTTGTGGAGTTATGTTTCCTGCACTTGTAGGAGACTTCAACTTCAAAGACATAATGTACTCGGTACCAGCCGTTACTGGAACGCCTTTAGTGATGGGCAGTAAGTTTCCAAGACTCATCAAACCTGCACCACTCGCAATGATCTTGCAGGTGTCTGTCCCGTCGATGACGTTGTCGCCAGTGTCTGCAACTTGTTCTGTGCTTGATGAGAGAGTGGCGTTAGTTGCTGTCCAATTCCCTACTGAACCGTAGAACGTGCTGTCTTGTACAGATAGTAATAGGTTCTCAGAAAGAGTAAGTGTGGGTGCATACCCTGTTAGAGATTCTGCGTAAGTCTGGATACCGTCGGATAGACCTTTGTGAGTGTACATAAAAATTGCTTCACGAATAAGGCGCTTCTGATTTGTTACTGGAAGATTTGGTTCTAGATCTAAACCGAAGTTCAAAGTCTCAATAGGCAATAAAGCAAATGCACCAGACTCAAATGAGTGGTTAGGTCGTAGCAAGTCAATCTGAGTCAACAGTTGTTCGTAGGTAAATGACATACCTTCCATAAAGGCATACAGTGCTGAGTTCTCATCTGTTACACCTAATGGGCTTTGGATCTGGCTTGTGAATACTTTTGGAATAATATCCATAATTCTTTTTTGAGCATTATGATCTGAAGGGACAGTGTCTGTAATCTGTCCAGCCACTACCCAGTAACCAGCATCAATAAACAAAAACATACGATAGTAAACCTGTTGACCAGGAGTAATAGGTGGGATAGCAATTTCAGCATCATCAGAGTCAACGAAGGTTGATCGAGTCACAGTTCCTTCAGTTGCAGCCTCTTCCCAAACTACAATTCCATCTTCTGCTGTTTCTGGAAATCCTGTTTGATTTCTTACGAGACGGATCTTTGTAAAGTTTCCTGTTGGGGTTTGCCACTCAACACGTGTCTTGGTGAAGTCTAAGACCACCAAGTCCATCGGTTCAACAGAGAAAGCAAGTCGTGGTTGTAGTCCATACTTTGCACTTGCATAACTAAAATTACCGTAACGTGCCACGAGTTAGTTACTCCTTAGCAGCCAGCGAGCAGGAAGGCGCTTAGTGGGTCTGCGCCAGTGACTACTGTAGTCCAAGAGGCTGTAGATCCATCAGTTACTAAGTACTTACCGTTGTTACCTGATTGAGATGGTAGAGCGTCAATTGTTGACCACTCGGTCTCGTAGTCATCACTAGAGGTTTTAGTTAGTACTTGACCATCAGTTCCTCCTGTAGGGACAGCGGTGTACATGTCGTACAAGCCGTACTCGATGTTGGCTAGTCGGTCCTTTAATGTATTCCAGTTGGTTGTTATTACGTCGAATGACCCAACCCATCCAGAACCTGTCTTAATCAGGGTACCTAAATTTGTTTGAATTGAGTTAATTTCTTCTTGCAGAGTGTTGACATGCTCAGCAAGGACTGTGTCGATGAAGTCTGTCTTGGTGCTAAATGACTTGATCGAGGCTGGGTATGTGGCTGTCACGGTCTTCCTTTCAATTCAATGTATCTATTTTCGTTGGTTTGCCGCCTATTTACTGCCTGAACTACGGGTGGGTATGAGCCTTGCCCTCTAGTGTTGCAACTTTTCCTTCAAGAGTAGTTACTTTAGTTTCAAGAGTCTTTACCTTGTTAGCAATAGCCATCAAGGTTGCTGTTAAATCTACTTCAGATGTTCCGTCAGATTGGTTAACTACAACTATGTGTGAAGTTAACCCTGTTAATGAGACCGAGTTTTCTAAAGGCTTTATAAAGATCTGTTTATTAAGTCCTTGATTTTTTCCAAAAGACCCCAACCAGACAGGGTATTCAGGATCTCCTCCTAGGTAGGTTACCCATACCCCCTGTCCAACTACAGGAACCTCTGTATGGATACTCGATGGTTCTATAGGCCAAATCCAATCAGTCATCTCAGACCCTGTAGTTTGAACTCGTACCTTGATTCGTCGCAAATTGTCAGGGTCATTGCGATCCGCAACAACTCCTCTATAAATTCCGTAAAGTCTTTTGATATCCATTACGCCTCAGTAATGTTTAAGTTCTCTTCCAGTAAACGGAAGATCTCATCTGCTCCACCGACTAGAGAGTTGTTAAGTGCTGCCGATCCTCCTGTGAGGAACAACTGTGTAACTTTGGCAGTCTTTACTCCAGGAACTTGTTGCAGAACAAACTCAAGATCTTGTGGATAGATTGTGTCTTGGAAGTTCATTCCTACATATCCAAAGTCAGTGAGGAGTCTGTTCTTAATAGCAGTCTCGACCTCTGTCGAGGTGTATTGATTTAATCTTGTGTATGTAAAACTGACTGTGATGTCTACATATACAGGTGGGGATACAGTCACTGTTGTTCCCAACAAGATCTTGTCAGCCAAGTATTCCTCAACATCTGTCGAAACGTTATCCCATTCAACTGTTGTGTCTCCAGCATCATCTAATCCTGGTGCAAGGTCTGAGTCTACTGCTGTTCTAGTTGGAGCGATGTATACGGTGACGGATGTCCATACAGCCGCTTCCGCATTTGCCTTTCCAACACCAGTGACTGCTAAAGATAGATCAGCGTAATCTTGCAGTGTTACTGCTCGATTGTTTGCACGAAGAGCAAGGGCTGCTGCAGTACGGATTTGGTCAGTCTCTTCTGGATCTGATCCTCCTAATGCTGGATCAGGATTTGAAACAGAAACAATACTTTGAAGTGCTGAGGTTTGAATCTCAGATAGCCCTGGAACGTAGTCAATGAAGGTTAAAGTGTCTGAGGAGACGTTACCAAAAGATCCTCCACCGACTGTGTAGATTGCTCGAATCTCTGAGTACAGTGTCGGTATAACTCCTGACACTCCATCGCCAAATAAGACTGTAACGATGTCGTCTTCATCTGTAGAGACGGTGAACACCTGATCTGTTGGGCCAAAGTCAAGGAGGTGCTGTACCTGTGTCCACTTAGTGTAGATGTCTCCATCTTGCACATAGATCTGTACGGAGTCGTCAACAGCAGGTGTCTCACCTAACTCAAAACGCATGGCTGGAAGACCTGTTGATGTTCCAATAAGTTCACCGTTAGTAGTTGCATTGTCTGATACAAGGATAACTGATCGTCCCTCTCCAGCAGTTACTATTTCTGTTCCAGGAGTTGCTCCTACTGCTGCTGGAACAACTGCATCTGCACCAGTTGTGAAGTAAACAGTTTGAACCGTATCGCCAATAACTACTTCTCCAGTAACGACCGTTCCTTCAGGGATGGTTACAGAAGAGGCAGATGTGTTACTAAACTCTAGTGTTACGTAGGCTTGACGGTAACCTGCAGGTGTGTATCCATAAGTCTGTGCAATATTTAGAACGCTGTTA